CCGAGCAGAAGATGGGGATCTACCGGCGAGACCTGCTTTACAGCATCGATTATGCGACCACCCTTACCGAGCAGGAATGGCAGATTGTCGCCGTGGAGCAAAATATCAATCCGTACCTGCTGGGGCCGGGGGATATTCCGGGTGTGACGACGTATGAGTAAAGCGGGAAGCGAAAAGCAAAAGCGAAAAGCGAAAAGCGCAGGGCGAGGCTCGCCCTGCACCCGCCGGGATTCGGCAGCGTGCGATGCACGCAGCCGATATTGCAGCCGCTGCTAACAGCAGCGGCATAATGGCTGGCGGTCCCACCGCCCGGCGAAGCGCATAGAAAGATACGGCAATGATTCATTTGATAGTGCGGGAAGCGTTTGGAGGGTATGAAAAAGGGGCGAGGATCGAGGACCCGGAGGAAGTTCAGGCGGTGCTTCGGTCGGGGAACGCCGGGAATGTAATAACGATTAAGGCCCCTGGGCCGATACGGCCTCCGGGCACAATTGGAATCGAGGGCCGATGATGTCAACCTATATAGTCACGAATCCGTTTACGTCGGCGTCCGGAGCACACAATATCGGCGATACGATCACTAATGCTGCGGAGATAACGACGGTATTGGGCGGTGGCGACGCAGGATATGTCGTTCACGGCGCCGACCCCAGTCCTACGCTCAACGTGCTTTTAGTTATGGGTTTTTAATAAAAACGGGAAACTGAAAACTCTTTCCGACGAAGGAGGAAAGCATGCCTGTAATCCAACAGGGTCAGATCAACACCACGGCGCTCATCGTGCCGGATATCTACGTGCAGATCATTCCGCCGAGCGTATACCTCCTGAACGGGCTGCCGACCAATATCCTCGGCGTTGTGGGTTCGGCGACGTGGGGCCCGGTCAATTCGCCGACGATCATCGGCAGCATGGCCATGTATGCGCAGCTCTTCGGGGCCATCCAGAACCGCAAATACGACATGGGAACGGCAGTCGCCGCTGCCGTGCTCCAGGGGGCGAATAATTTCCGCTGCGTACGGGTGACCGATGGGACCGACACCGCAGCAAACACCACCGTGCAAGCGAACTGCCTTACTCTTACATCGAAATACACGGGAAGCCTCGGCAATTCGCTCCAGGCCATCATTAGCGCCGGCACCCAGGCGAATACCTGGAAGGTGACGGTAACTCTTCCCGGTGTGGTCCCCGAGGTGTTCGACAACCTGGCTTCCGGACTTTCCGGAAACGCTGTCTGGGTCGCCATAGCGGCCGCTATCAACAGCGGCATAAGCGGCTTGCGCGGGCCTTCGCAGCTTATCGTCGCGACGGCGGGCGCGGGGACTTCCGCGCCTTCGGCAGCGACGCTGTCTTTCTCCGGAGGAACCGACGGAGCAACGGGCGTCGGCGCGAACACTCAGACTTCCATCGCCATGCTCGCCGACTGCGACAGTTCCACTGTCTGGTCGACCGAGATCGCCTTCGGCCTTTCCGAGGGTATCTACATGATAATGACCGGTCCGGCCGGAGATACGATCGCGAACGCCACGGCGACCAAGGCATCTGCGGGGATCGATTCCTATGCCGCGAAGCTCCTGTTCGGCGACTGGGTCTACTTCAACGATACGGTCAATAACGTTATCCGCCTGATATCGCCTCAAGGCTATGTCGCAGGCCTCCTGGCAAACCTGAGCCCGCAGAATTCGAGTTTGAACAAGCAGCTCTACGGCATAGTGGGGACTCAAAAAAGCTACGCCAACCAGACATATAGTTCGGCGGAACTGCAAAGCCTCGGCCAGGCCGGAATCGACATAATCACGAACCCGGTGCCGGGCGGAAGCTACTTCGGGCCGAGATTCGGCCGGAACACTTCGAGCAACGCGGTCATCCACGGGGACAACTATACCAGGATGACGAACTACATCGCCTATACACTCAACGCCGGCATGGGCTATTACGTCGGGAAACTCCAGAGCCTTACCGTGCAGCAGCAGGCGCTGGCGACCATTTCGACGTTTCTCGATAATCTCTGGCAGCAAAACATGATCGGAAACAGCCAGGGGACCCTGCCTTATTCGGCTGAGATCGATGCGGGGAATAATCCTCCGTCGAGAGTGGCGCTTGGTTACATGGAGGCGGATATAAGCGTGCAATACCTGGCCGTGATCGAGTACTTCCTGATCAACGTGCAGGGCGGCCAGAGCGTGCAGATTAACAGGTTGAATACGCAGATTGCGGCAATCTAGCAAAGGTTAAATGCAGAGGCAAAAAGCGCAGGGGGAGGCTCCCCCTGCACTCCCGAGTGGGCCGCGCACGTGCCGTGCGCAGCCTGGGCGCTCCCGCCGAAGCGGCGGGAAATAATGGAGGAGAGAATGGCTATAAATAATTTCAGTGTAGGGCGCGATGTTAGCCTGAATATCCAGACTCCGGGCGGCCCGCTTGTGTCCAGCCTGATCACCGGATTCGACGCCAAACCCGACATGACAGAGCGTAAGATCAAAGGCCTGGACGGAATAACGAGGCCCGTGAGGTTCTTCGACGGATGGAGCGGCAAGTTCGATTATGAACGCCAGGATGATTTTTTGGACAGCTACTTCGCGCAGCTCGAACAGAACTATTATTCGGGCGTTGCGGAACTTCCCGCTTCAATCACCGAGACCATCCAGAACCCGAATGGCGCTATTTCGCAATACCGCTACCTCGGCGCCCTGCTCAAACTTGATGATGCCGGCCGGTGGGAAGGCGACAAGAGCGTGAAGATGACGGTGAGCTTTATTGCTAGCAGAAGGATCAAAACAGCGTAAGGATGCGGTGAAGAGTGAGGAATGGAGGGTGAAGGGCCAAAGTTTTATGCGTGGTTCTTTCTCTTCACCCTTCACTCTTCACCATAAGAGGAAGGGAAGATATGGGTGAGAAGGTCAAGGTTACGATGCGTGATGGTGAAATGCAGGACCAGGAGAAGAGCACGGTTATAAAGGCTGACGATGATGCGGAAATTGTCAGGGACCTGCTCGAAAGATCGATACGGACTCGAACTCCGACCATCCTGGAAGAATACGAGCTGATGGCGGCGATTGGAGGGGCTGAGGCTTCAAATCCGGCTACTTCGTCGATGGCCATGATGACCCTGTACGTGGCGCAAATAGACGACGTGCAGATAATGGCGCCTCGAACGAGGATCCAGATGCTCGCGGTCCTTAAACAGCTTGGGAACGAGGGCATAAAGGCCGTTATGCCCGTTTTTATGAAACGCCAGAAAAAGTTCGCCATCGATGAGGAATTACTAAAAAACTTATAAGGGACGACCGCATCCGAGAGCGGCTCTGGCTGATAAAAAACGGGCTGCGAATGGATGAGGCGTTCCGGATCAGTCCGCTTCTGGCAAGGGCGTTTGCGGTAATATTTTCGGAAATGGAAGGGCATAAGTTCGATACGGACAGGATGGAATTTGTGGAGGATAAGTAAATAGCGGACCGCACAAAGCGCGAAAAAGAGAAAAAGCGAAAAAGCGCGGGGACCTTGCCCCCGCACCCCCGAGGATTCGATATCGCGCGTACCGCGCGATATCGAGGGGCTGGCGAAGCGCATTGGGTTTAAATGATGGAAACATTTGATTTGCAAGGATTTGCGACATATCTCACGCACTGCGCCGAAAAGGGGATGCAGAATCATCCCGGGCTAGAGCTGTGCGCGCAGCTCGTGGAGCAGACCGCAAAAGAGGAGATCGGTCAATACCAGGCAGAGATCGGTCCTTTTCCCGCCTGGGCCGAGCTGGCCGAAAGCACACTGGAACAAAAAGAGCGGCTTGGCTATTCGCCTCCCGACAACCCGCTCTGGCGGGAGGGAGAGCTCGAGAAGTCGATCAGCCATGAGGTGGAAAATGATGAGGCTACCATCGGATCGGATTCGGAGATTATGATCTACCATGAATTCGGGACGAGCAAAATGCCGATGCGCCCGGTGCTGGGGCCGGCGCTGGTCAGGAATTTGGAGATCATCGAAGCGGTGCTGGTAAAGTTTACCACGGGCGGATTCGTGAGAGAGACTCTGACGAAAACTCTTCCCAACGGCGACAAGGCAACTTTGGATCGCGTGTTCAGGCTTCCGGCAGTCATGGGATATGAGGGGATTTACTGATGGCTACTTCCTACCAGGTGATGGTCAAGATAGGGCTGCAAAATCATGTCAGTCCAGGCCTTTTGACATTGAGCGGCCAGATTACGGGCATTCAATCGCAGGTGCAGCGGCTCGGAAATGTGTTTGCACAAATGATGGCCGGAAGAATGATGGCAGATTTCGGGTCGAAGATGGTTCATGGATTCAAATCCGCTGTCACCAGCGCGGCGGAGCTGCAAAGGCAGATGATCGGCATCCAGACCGTGACTAAAGGCACCGCGCAGGAAATGACTCGCCTGGAAGCGTCTATCATGAAGGTTACCGGAGTCACTACATTTTCGAACGTTCAGATCGCCGAAATGGCCAAACTAATTGCTACGAGCAGCAATTTTACCGCACAACAGGTGACCGATCTCGTCCCCGTTATAGCCAAGTATGCCGACGTTCAGTACATTTTCAAAAAAACGCCTCCACAGCAATCCGCACTGGACGCCATACGCGCGGCGCACCTGGCGCAGCATTATACGCCGGCTGAACTTACGAAGTATCTTGATCTGCTCACTAAAACGTCATTTCTCACGCCGGGCAAAATGAGCGAGGTTATTACGACTTTGAAATATGTCCAGGGTCTAGCTAGTGGCGCGTTGGGAATGAACGATCAGCAGATAGCCCTATTGACTGCGCTAGCCAACCGTGTGGGCGTTGCCGGGGCCGGGGCCAGGGGTGGCGCGCAGGTGGCCAATGCATTGATGCGGACGATTCCTGGGGTTTTTGGGTCGGGGCTTCTGAAGGGAAAGAGCGCGGAGGCGCTTGCAGCGATGGGATTTAGCGATGCGCAGGGACATTCGACTATTTTTACGGGCGGCAAATTTGATGTCGCGAAATTCCTGGGGCAGCTCGATAAGTACGAGACTTACGAATATAAAAAGTATCCTGAGCAGATTGCCCGCGAGCACATTATGCGAAATCTTCAACATGCATTCGGTGCGGCCGCAAGGGTGATAACTGTTCTCGGAAAGCCTGAAGTCTGGAAGCAATACCACGAAATGATGATTGCGTATAACAATTTGCCCACCACCGAAGCAGCTCAGGAGAAATTTGCGAAAGAAAGCGTCTGGCAGCAAATTATAAACGCTGAGACGAATTTCCACTCCCTTTTAACACTTATTGGAGAAAAGACGCTTCCGGAGGTGAGCTGGGCGTTTTCAAAGTTGAACGGGATCCTTGGCCAGATTATCGAAAAGCTGGGGAAGGGCGATGGGTCATTATCGACGGGCGCAAGGGTTGGCATCTACACTCTGGGCGGGCTCGGGCTAGCGATCGAGAATTTTGCGAAGATTCTCGAATATAGCGCCCTCATCAAATATCTTGGTGGATTTCGGGCCGTGCTTGTGTTGCTGGTGAGTCCATTGAGGCTGGTTTCGACCGCCCTGATCCGCATTGTCGGGGGCGGAATGATTTCCACCCTTGCAGGCGGGATTACGGGCGTAAGCACTGCGGCGAGCCTGGCGAGCGCTCCACTGTGGTTGGTGGTTGGAGCCTTGGGGGCTATAACCGCTGCAGCTTATGGAATATATAAATATACAAGTAAGGCTCCGCCTCCTCCGGGCTTCCATCCTGAAAAGCCGTACGACCCCAATAAGCCCGAAACGGTACCCCCCTTCATGATTAACCCGAATCCCTGGACGATCAATCCGAGGCAGCCGGTTGATCCTGATACGGGGAGGCCTATCAGTAAACTGGATAGAGGGACGCGCTATGCAAGTTATTACGCGCGGGGCGGTGGAACGAATTACGTCCAGGTGCATACGCAGATAAAGCTGAACGAGCGCGTGCTGGCCGAGGCGGTTACTGACCACCAGGTCCGGGGAACGGACCGGGCGCTTGGGACGGGCTATGCGGATATGAGCTACGGGGCGGTGCCGGTAGCACTCGGGTAGCGGGTATCGGGTGTCGGAAATCGGAAAAGAACAACATCCGACGTCCGATATCCGACATCCGACCTCCGTTAACAAGGTTTTTTGATGCAGCCTGATACGATTCTGCGACTTGGCAATTTTGTGTTCCGGGATACCGAGGTCCCGGAGCATATGCCGTTTGGCGGCGAGCAGAAGCTTGCCGTCCATGAGCTGGTGGGCGGAGTGCGCGTGGTGCAGGCGCTCGGCCGGATCGAACGCGATATCGAATGGGCCGGCCTGATACGAGGAGCAGACGCAACGGACCGGGCTTTATATCTGGATAATATGCGCGTGCAGGGCAAAGCGATAGGACTGAGCTGGGGGAAACTTTCTTATAACGTCGTGATCGAGGATTTCGACCCCACCTACGAGCGGTTCTACCAGGTCCCATACAGGATCAAGTGCAAGGTAATCGCCAATCAGACGGCGCCGGTCAGCCAGGCAGACAATACGAACATCGACGACCAGATTTCGAATGATATGACCACGGCAAGCGGGCTGGCGGCTCAAATCGGGGACCCGACGCTCAATTCCCTCTTTACGACGTTCCAGACCGCTGTGGGCGCAGTAACAAGCTTTGCAAACGCAACCTCAAGCGTCATCGCCGGCGTCATGCAGCCTCTTGCGGCCGTACAAACCCAAGTCGGAATACTCACCGCGGCGGTTTCGGCGACAATAGCGTCCGCTGCGTCGATCGGAGTCGCCGGCGCGATCCCGCTGGCGATGGCCGCAAGTTTGACCGGCGCGATCGCGGCGACCGAGCAAATGGCGATGCTGAA